ACACAACATTCCCGTTGATTGACGTAGTTGCTTTCATGCAATGTCCTCCCTTTTTATTCTTTTCTTGAACATTCCGCGCAGATCGGGTTCTGCTGCCATAGATAGCCATGATACAAACGGCATATTTACATCAGACAGTTTTGTATCACCTCCGAATTTGTCGTGTACCATTGTATCCCAACGTAACCGTTCCCAAATCGCCCGTGCAGAGTAGTAATTCCGGCGATTGGCGTATTTTAGCTCTCTGGCATAGTCTACAAACGCCTCATATACGTGCGTGTTGGACGGTAGCCATCGTTTAAACCTCGTTTCACGTTCCTCAGTTAACCCTCGGAACAAAAACGGGTCGCTATCCATTACTCTTTTTAAGCGAAGGTATTTACCCTCCGGCTCAAGAAGACTAACGTACTTCCTATTATCGTTTTTCATTTTGTGTAGTGTTTCGCTTCTATTGCCTCGGCTCCGATGGGACAACCTTCAAGCCACTCAGGGGTTATCGACATTAATCTCTCGATTTCTTCCCTCGCAGATGAGTCGTTTTCATCGACCTCGACAATAAATTCGTCATGTACTGTCCAGATTATGTTAAACCCGGATTTCAGTATTCTAAAATATGCGTCTGCAAAAACATCTCTGGCAGTAGCTTGGATAATGTTCTCACAAATCTTACCCCCGTAAAATGACCGGGGTTTGGCTCCTCTAGTTATAGCTGCCAGATGGTTAATGTAGTTTTCGCCCCATCCAAGTTTCTCTTGGCTGAACACATTAAAATAGGTGATCCATCTGCCGCTAGGCAGTCGATACCTATGGTCTTGCCCTACGTTTGCTACAAAATCCTCCTCACATTTAGCCCAGAAGTCCAATACGGATCGGTTGTCTTTTCTGTAATTCCTTACAACCTTCTTTGCTTCTGTTAAGGACATTTCAATGCCCCAATTCTCGGCAATTTTAGCGAACTTATTAGCTCCGCAACCGTACCCCAATCCAAGCACACGTATTTTAGCCAGTTGCCTAGCCTGTTTAGTGACTCGCTTAACTCCCATTGTAGATAAAGCATGAGCTTCGTATATGTCTTTACCCTGCTTAACGTAGTCGAGTAATTCAGTATCTCCACACGTCCAAGCTAAACAACGAGGCTCAATCTGCGCTAGATCAGCTATGATAAATTTCTTACCATTTCTCGGCACGAACATCTTTCGCACGTCAACTCCGAAAGTTTCCCCGCGAGGTATGTTCTGTAAGTTAATTTTGGCATCACCACTCCAACGTCCAGTTAGCGTTGCTCCAAAGTATTTTAGATTAAAGGGGAGAAGTCCGGGTTCAATTAAGCTGTTTGTCCCGTTCTGACGTTCAGCGATAAGTTCCAACAATCGGACAAGTCGGTTAGCACTTCTCCAATCTCTCAACGCTTGAACTACCGGGTAACGATCCGCAAACTCCTCTTCCCATTTTTCGCAATCCTCGTTGCCTACTGCTGTGCTTTTCGGTGCGCGGATTCCCTCGTTCTTGCAGTACTCCTTCAAACAGATCGCTGACGTAGGAGGACTGTCCGATGACCAAGGGATCAGTTTCTCGGCTTCATATTTGCGTTCTTTTAAGTCCTGCAATCCTTTCCATAGATACTGGAGGTTAATTGCTACGCCCCGTTGACCGCTCTCCATTGTGTGTCTGGCAATTACTCTTTCCTCTTTCGGCCAGTAATTCCTATATGTGTCCCAAACTCGGAGACACAAATTAGAATCTTCAAGTGCGTATTGTTTTAAATCGGCTTCTGCGCTCTCTGATAGGACAGACAATGTCCTACCTTTCATTTCGTCGCGGATCGTCTTGTTCGGTTTGATTCCAAACATCTGCTCCGAGACTCCAGCTAACGATCTAGGTGCTTGGATATATACGGATAGGTTAGCAGTACAGTCCCATTTAGGGGCAAATCTGTCAGGTATGTAGCCTTTTCGTTGCGCTCCTTGGAATACCGTGGAATCAAATCCGGCGTTATGTGCTACAAGGTGCGGCACGTCCGGCAGCTTATCCCAAGGGGCGTGTTTCGGATGACCTACGTACTTAATTCCCCTCTCAGGATTAACGAGAGAAACCATGTAGGGATCAAAGTCTTTATGTGCTACGTACCCTTGATTACCCAAATTTTTAATTGAGTAATTTTTGTCGTAGTAAGTTTCAAAATCTATTGCAGTAGCCATTTTGTTTTAGTTTATATATTAGAGAAACATCCCCGACCTTGGAAACCGTTAACATGACCAAGGCCGGGGTTTAGTAGCTCCCAAGAACTCCTTGAGATATTAACTACTAAATTCTAATTAGGAATGAGGCGGTCAATGCAGGAACAACTAGAAGATATAAACCTGTCTGCATCTTAATAGCAGTATGAACCTCAAACCTAATTAACTCATCGAACTAACTGACGAACCCACTCCGCGAATTCGTCATCGTTTGTTTCTCCTCTATTGAGTTGTGGAACGTACACCTTGTTCTTACCCAAGGTTTCCAGCTTACTGGTTAGCTGCCATGAGCCGTATTCCAGACCTCGTTTGAGGTTGTATGCGGCGGCAGTCATAATAACCCTTCCGGCACGTTTGTATGCGGTGTTCCGCATTGTCCACAACGCCATTGCGTACCGTTTGCCGTTGTAATCAAACGGAAAGAAAGCTTCGTCTTCGCCTTCAATTACGCACGTTGCTACTCCAACTGGAACCCATGTCGGAGGTTCATTGTCCAACCACTCGGTTGTACCTCCTAACTCAGCGACTTCCCTCAAGTCTTTAGCTTGTCTAGGAATTGAGTCGCCTCCGTATTCGAGGTTTTCCAAGTAGTACTTGTTCCAATGACCGACAGTTAGCTTGATCGGTGCGTCTCCCTCACTTAACGAGAATTCGTTTTGTAGCACAAAGCTACCCGGAGGAAATACCTCCCCCAAATCCCCGACTCTTTGAGCCAGTTTAAGTGTTGGCACTTGCAGATCAGTCCGGCAGATTTCTCCGCTGACACTACTGTTTGCGATCTCGACTGAGGCTACCGGCATAGCGGGAGCTTCCATTATCTCAGTCGTTTCCTTTTCTGATTTGTCAGTTTTATTTTTTGACACGTCTATATGTTTATTTTGTTTTACCCAAATATGGGATTTCATTGCTCTGCGAGACAATCCCAGCACTCGCTAGGTCGCCTAAAACCGCATCAGCAAATTTTTGTTTTTCTCCTTTTGGAGCAACATCCTTAATGGCACGTTCCAATTCAGTAATTGAAATTTTACAAGCAGGAAGAAAATCCTCCAGTTGTAATACGTTCGGACTTAACGCTGCGAACGCTGCCAATAAATCGTCTACTTTCCTCGCCCCTTTTCTGACCTTTAATTCGTAGCCGGGAATCTGTTCTCCATCCAATGCCATTTCTAATGCTCTTGCTTTTACGCTGCGACTAAACCGTTCCATCACGGCAGCAATCTGTAAGGCACGTCCCATGTCCTCCGGGGAAGTCAGGGCATTTAAATTAGGTTCAACTGGAAGGGGCAAACCTTCATATCTATTAGCTACTTCAACTGCTGTACTCATAACATTCGGACAAGTCGCTTTATTTCCACAATAAACACAAGTGTCTAATGATGGATTATTTAAAGCGTTTGGATCGTCTGCTTTTTGAACTATTTCATCAAACTCATCAAACCATAAAAATATCTCTTTAGCTTCCCAAGAGTGTTGAAGGTGTTCATCCCGTTTAGGAATAAGGAAGTGAAACTCTACGGTTTCTATGTCCTTAAACCCGTGTACTGCTCCAAGTGCGTATGCTCTGGCTTGGTAGTTTTCAGATGGATGGTCGATAATGCCTTGACCAAATTTATAATCCATCATAGTCAGGTGACTGCCAGTTCTTAAAATAAGATCACACGTTCCCCAAGTTACTTCTGGAATATGGACTTCGCATTCTACGTGTGTTTCCTCTGCCTGACGAACATACGGTTCTACGATTTTCATGCACCAAGCTAGTAGTGCTTGTTCTTCGGCAGGATAGGCGTGTAAATCAAACTCCTCATTATCGCCAATTAAATACTCAACATACTGCTCCATTCCAAAATGAAGTTTAGTCCCTAGATCAGCAGCAAAAGTTGGCTGGTCTTTATCGTTGTCCCAATTAGGGCAACTAGACTTGTATTTTAATTGGCTTGGTGAGTGCTTTGCGTGTTTCTCTGGCATTCTATGTACTCTTTTATTTTTTCTAGTGTTTCGAGGTTGATCCAAACTCCGGGTAAACGGAATATTCTCCAACCCAACATAGTGCCAGTATTGTATTTTTCGCAATCCTTGATAAACCCTGCTGGTCGAGTATGTCGGCTCTGGTTCCAGATGCCTCCTTCGATCTCGATTGCAGTTTTTGTGTCAAGGTCAGCAAAATCAAATCTCCATTTGCGGTCAGGGTGGAATTTATGTTCTTCAGTAAGCTCAGGCCCGTGTAGCTTCTTCCACAAATTCAAGAACCTTGTCTCCAGTTGGCTCCTTGGTTGTGGACTCGCACCCATTGAGGAAAATGTTTTGGTAATTTTGCTTTAGCCGAATGCCCGTAGACTTGGATTGCTCAAGGATTCGGTTCCGCAAATCAAGCGGAATCTCAAAGGTAATTGTGACGCTCTTGGCCATGTGCGAATGAGAATATCACAAGGCGTTTTCATGTCAACAAATTTTTTTAAATTATTTTTTACGCTTCAAAAACTGCTGTTTTTTAAATATAGCGGCGTTTCTTTCCATTCGTTCATGGATGCCAGTATCCTCTTCTAGCGACTCTCGGTATCCATCGTGATCTAAATACTCTTTGGCTGCCAATGCAAATTTGCCTTCGTTGATTAGTCTCATGGTCTTTGGACTACCAGACAAATCCCCTCTATATATGCCGTCAAATATCGCCCCTTTTAACTCAGTATTGTAGCTGTTAAATTTAGGAAAAAGCCTGTTAGCTAATTCTAATTTTGCTCCAACATCTCTAGTTAGCAAATTTTCCATCTGCTTATCTGTCAAAGCTGTTCTCCCCGCTATCGCCCCTTTCGGCAAAATCTTTTCATCCCCCGGCACGATCTTGTGTCCATACCCAATAGTCAAATGTCCGGCAGTATCACGGTAAGAATACCCCGGCCTACCTTCTTTGCCTTTTCCCTCTTCTAACCTTAACCTAGATTTAAAGGTTTCAATATCTAAAACGCTTTTCCTACTAGGCATATCGTACCTAGATTGCTCCGAGTAGTTTTGTATTTTTTCTACGTCCATGAGAAACCTCTCGCAACCTTTATTCTGCTTCAAACAATTCTATGAATTTGCTGTATGTAGTTTTCATAGCGTTGTTTTTTTCTATTTTTAATTTAGACAACTTAATTGCCTTTTCTTCGTTTGACAAAGCTCGCGAAGCCGAAACTTGTCGCATACTTTTATTGATGCTTCTTATTTTAGAATTAGTAGCTTTTACCCTTGGGTTTATTTTAAACAAAGCTTCGTTTTTGCTTTTAAATTCGCTGGCTAAATCTCTACGTCTTTCTTGTACGTACATTTTATGTACTGCAACTGCTCTTTCTGAAAGCTCTCGCACTTTCTTGTATTTTTCTAATCCGTAAAAACTGTTAGGTGCTGCTACAAATCTTCGCACAACAGGCCAATCGTTACCTTCGGGTACTCCGTCTTTCCAAGTATCTGGTCTTACTAAATCTGTTAAACGGATAATAGTGTTTCCTGCCCCTCCAGTAAACTGCGACAAAATCGTTTCTACTGTTTCTGGAGAAACGTCAACATATCCAGATTCAATTGTGTTGCCTCCTGTTATAGAATTTAAAGACGTAGTTAAATCTTTTATCCAAGGATTTATTGTTGACCAATATCGTTGTGAATCTGGTTTAGGGTATGCTTCAAATGGACTTGCTTCGGGCATAATTTTATCGCCTTTCCAATCTGTGTTAGACGTTAAATCTACAACAAAATCAGCTACGTCTGGAGTCATAGCTCTAGCAACACTAGTAGAACCTCCAATTGGATTAAACGCTGCCATAATTGCTTCGCCAATGTCCCATATTGCTGAAGCTGGATTTTGAGTACCCGGAATTTGATCTGATCCTAAATATCCTCCT